AACGTCTGGTACGCAGCGCTCCCCGACGAGTACCGCAGCCAGGCGTCCGCCGCGTTCGGGCATTCCATGGGACTCATGGCCGTGAGCGGCGACGGGAAGTCGGCGCTGCTGTACGACCCGCTCGCGAAGGCAGGGCGCTGGGTCCCCCTCGACGTCATCCGCGCGGCGATGGAGGACTGGGGTCGCCGGACGGGCCATCCCGGCACGGTCGTCTACACCGCGACCGCCGCACGCATCCCGACCGTGGAGGCGAACGCCTGACATGCCCGACCCCGGCTCCGTCGTCGGCAACATCCTCGGCAGCCCCGAGTTCACGAACCTCGTCCTCGTCGCGGTGACGAGCGTCGTCGGGTTCGTCGTGTCGTTCGCCGCCTGGGCGTGGCGCCGCTACGTCCTCGGCAAGCTCAGCGCCGACGAGCTCGCGACGCTCCAGAGCGTCGCCGCCATCGCGGTGCAGGCAGCCGAGCAGATGGGCGCCGGCAAGGCGGGCGCCGAGAAGCTCGCGATCGCCCTCGACTTCGCCTCCCGCCAGCTCGCCGTCTACGGCGTGCAGGTCAGCCCCGAGCAGCTGCGCGCGGCGATCGAGGCTGCTGTCTACGGGAGCATCACCGTCCGGGCGCTGCCCGCCGGTCAGGCGTAAGGCGACGCCCTTGATGCCCTGCCGCCTGCGCGCACCGCAACAGCTCCCGAGGAGCGGCGCGCGTGACCCGCACGCCGCGGGGGGTAGGGGGGTCGGATCCCTGGCAGATGGCCGTTCGGCCTGTACCGCTGCCCCGCCCTTCTCGCGCGCGGCCGAAACTCGCCCAACTGGGGGGCAGTGATCTGATGCCCTGGGCACCGCTTCGCCGCTGTCTCGAGCCGGGCTGCACCGCCCGCCAGCATGGCGCGCGCTGCGCGCAGCACGACCGCGTCTCGCCGCGCAATCACCGCGGCGCCCCGCCGTCGGCGCGCGGCTATGACGCCGGGTACAGGCGGCGGCGGGCGGCGCTGCTCGGAGCACCCTGCGCGATGCGCCTGCGCGGCTGCACGGGCACCGCGACGACCGCCCAGCACACCGATGGCAGCGCCCTCGTGCCCGCCTGCGCCCACTGCAACTTCGCCGACGGCGCGCGCCGGGCACACGCCGCCCGAGCCGCGGGAGCCGGTCGATGAGCGCGCGGCGATCGCCCGGGAAGGCTCCGCCGACCACATGGCGGAACCGGATCGTCGGCGCGGGCGAGGAGGATCCCGGTCAGCTCGTTGCGAACCCGGCGAACTGGCGCCTGCACCCTGGTCCACAGCGCGATGCCCTCCGCGGGTCGCTGTCGGAGATCGGCTGGGTCCAGCAGGTGATGGTCAACCGGCGCACGGGCTTCATCGTCGACGGGCATGCCCGCGTCGAGGAGGCCCTGACCCGCAACGAGCGGACTGTCCCCGTCCTCTACGTCGACCTCGACCCCGAGGAAGAGGCGCTCGTTCTCGCGACCCTCGACCCGATCGGCGCGATGGCCGGGCGCGACGACGCGCAACTCACAGAGCTTCTCAGTGGTCTCGCGGTGGACGACGAGGGCCTGGCGGCGCTCCTGGCCGATCTCGCGCCACACAAGGGCACCGTGGGCCTCACGGACCCCGACGACGTGCCCGATGTGGCGGACGACTCGGGCATCAAGCGGGGTGACCTCTTCGCCCTGGGCGACCACCGGCTGTTGTGCGGCGACGCCACCGAGGCCTCGTCGTATGAGCGGCTCATGGCCGGCGACCGGGCGGGGATGGTCTTCACTGACCCGCCGTGGAACGTGGCGATCGGCCAGGACAGCAACCCTCGCCACCGACAGCGCGTGGGGCTCGTCAACGACAACCAGGACGCAGCGTCGTTCCGGGCGTTCCTTGACGGGTTCGCATCGGCCGCGACGGACATCCTCGACGGCGACATCTACTTCGTGCTCGGCGCGTCAGAGTGGCCGACTCTCGACCTCGCTCTGCGTGGCGCGGGCCTGCACTGGAGCGCCACGATCATCTGGGTGAAGGACCAGTTCGTCCTGGGCCGCTCGAAGTACCACCGCCGCTACGAGCCGATCTGGTACGGCTGGCGAGCGGACGGGCGTTCGTCCTTCGGCGAGGACCGCTCGCTCGACGACGTGTGGGAGGTCCCGCGACCCCGACGCTCGCCCGAGCACCCGACGATGAAGCCCGTCGAGCTGGTGATCCGCGCGATCACCGCGAGCGCGACGCCTGGGAAGGGCATCCTCGACCCCTTCGTGGGTTCGGGGACCACCCTCATCGCCGCGGAGCAGACCGGCCGCCGCTGCTACGCCATGGAGATCGACCCGCGGTACGTCGCGGTCGCGATCAAGCGCTGGGAAGAGTTCACCGGGCGGACCGCAGAGCGAGTCGCGTGATGGCGACGACCGGGCGCCCTCCGACCCCGACGAAGCTCAAGCTCCTGCGCGGCGAGACGCGCCCCTCGCGTCTGAACCGCCACGAGCCCCGGGCGCGTGCCGCCGGGCCCGAGATGCCTGATGACCTCGACGCCGCCGCGTCGGTGGTCTGGTCGCGCGTCATGCGTGAGATGGGCGCATCAGGCGTCATCACGGCGGCCGATACCGACGCACTCCGCGTCTATTGCGAGGCCGTCGCCCGCTACACCGAGGCGGCACGCCTCCTGGCGAAGTCGGCCCCGGTCACCAAGAGCCGCGAGGGCGTGTGGGTCCGCAACCCGCTCGCGGTCGTCGTGCGGGACAACGCGCTCCTCGTCCGTGCCTACGCCCGCGAGCTCGGGCTCACCCCCGCTGCGCGCGCCAGCATGACGACACCTGCCCGCCACGAGGCTGATGCGTTCGCCGACTTCCTCGATGCGGTGGCCCGATGAGCCGGCGGGTCGACCCGGTCACCCGCTACGCCCGGGCCGTGGTCCGCGGCCGCGTGCTCACGAACCGCCTCGTGCGGCTCGCCGCGGAGCGTCACCTCCGCGACCTCGCCGCCGGCCCCGGGCGCGCGCTGCGCTGGGACGCCGCGAAGGCGGAACACGCGATCGCCTTCTTCGGCTTCCTCCGCCTGGCCGAGGGCGAGTTCGACGGCAAGCCGTTCGTCCTCCAGCCGTGGCAGTCGTTCATCATCGGCTCGCTGTTCGGCTGGTATGCGCTCGACGTCGATGACGTGTGGGTGCGCCGGTACCGCAACGCGTACGTGGAGACCGGCAAGGGCTCGGGCAAGACGCCGATGGCCGCCGGGATCGGCCTGTACGGGCTCGTCGCGGACGACGAGTCGGCGGCCGAGATCTACAGCGCGGCGGCCGTGCGCGACCAGGCGTCGATCAGCTGGACGGACGCCCGGCGGATGGTGGACCGCTCGCCCGCCCTGCGCGGCCGGGTCGAGGTCAGCGCCCACGCCCTCGTCGTACCGGCGCGCGATGCCTCCTTCCGCACCGTCAGCTCCGAGGCGCGCAACCTCCACGGCAAGCGCCCGCACATCGCGTTGATCGACGAGGAGCACGCGCACCCCGACTCGTCGGTCATCGACGCGATGCGCGCCGGCACGAAGGGCCGCCGCAACGGCCTGATCTTCCGCATCACCAACAGCGGGTACGACCGCAACAGCGTCTGCTGGCACGACCACGAGTACAGTTCCTCGAGACGCGGAAGTGGCAGACGACCGAGATCGGCCGCTGGTTCCGGATGCCGCCGGACAAGATCGGCGACCTCGAGCGCGCGACCTTCAGCAACATCGAGCAGTCCGACATCAACTACGTGAAGTACACCGTGCGGCCCTGGGCGGTCCGCTGGGAGCAGCAGCTCGTCGCCGACGGCGTCGTGGACACCGATCACACGGCCGAGCACGTCGTCGAGGGTCTGCGCCGGGGCGACGCGAAGACCCGCGCCGAGTACCTCCACCAGCTCCGCGGAGACGGCGCGATCAGCGGCGAGGACATCCGGGCATATGAGGGCTGGGCTCCGTCCGGGCAGCCGGGCGCCGACGAGCTCCTCGTGCCGCTGAACATGATCCCCGCGTCGAGCTTCGGTCCGGACGGCATGACGATGGCGCAGCGGGTCCACGCCGCGTTCGAGCTCGTGCGTGCCGGGTACGAGGCCAGCTCCGTCAACTTGGCCCTTGGCCTGCCGGACATCGTCCACACCGGGTTCGTCCCCGGGACGCAGACACCCGATCCCTCCGCGGCCCAGTGAGGTACGTCCCCATGCGCCCTGTGATCCGTCCCGGCACCCGGCACCGGCGGGTCTACCCGCTCAGCTCGGTCGAGGTCCGCGACGCCGCTGACGGGACCGGCCCCGGCCGCGTCGTCGGCCACGCCGCGGTCTACAACCGCTGGAGCCAGGATCTCGGCGGCTTCAAGGAGCGCGTCATCCCCGGGGCGTTCGACAAGAGCATCGGCAGATCGGAAGAGCACACGTCTGAACTCCAGTCACTGAGCT